GAAGCGTTACCACCATGCCGGCGGGCCAGAACACAGCGACACGACCGCGTGTGTTTACGAGCCGAAGCTCCAGGCCCATTTGATGCCCCGAAGGGCAAACTGTTCGCGCAGCTACCCCGAAGCGCCAGAGCGCCCGCCGTGTCGAGATAGCTGCGCGTGAAGCACATTGTTGCTCAATGCGCTATATTGTCTCGCAAACCACGACACGCTTGTAGCGAGCCGCGTCGCCCGTGGTGGCGTCGGTGCGGGTCGGCCAGTCCATGATGGACTTCCAGATGGCCGTCACGACGTCACCCATCACGTTCACCGGCGCGCGCAGGTAGACCTGGACGCGGTCAGCGTTGATCTCGACGCCGTTGTTGGTCAGCTTGGCAGGCTGGAACTCGCCCACCACGCCGTTGACGCCCGCCTCAGTGATGAGGCCCGAGAGGTCGTTGTAGTATTCGTACACCGCCTCGGCGCCGATGAAGATCGGACGCTGGATCTCGACACTCGCCGTGGTCCACATCTCACCGCCGAACCGCTCGCCGTGGCGCGGATCGCCGTCGTACACGTTGGCGGTGCCGCCCTTCACGTTGGACGAGCGCGGGGTCTCGGTGTCGTTGAAGATCAGCCCGCCCAGCACCTCGCCAAGCGTGAAGCTCTTGTACCAGTAGTGATCTGGCAGCGAGGTCAGCAGGCGCTGGCTCTCATCACTGTCGAACAACTGGCCCTTGCTGTAGCTGTTGCAGTGGACGTGGTAGTACCCGTCCGGCATCTTGGGCACGTTGCTGTCTTCCAGGCGGCCCACCGCTTTGCGGAAGAGCTGGTACGTGAACCCCATGCCAGCGCCCGTGAGGCCGTCGACCGTCAGAACGTCGTTCGGACGGACCACGTAGGAGCGGTCAGACGACCACACCGGATCGCGAGCCGCCAGCGTGACGGTTTCCAGGACCGTCAAGTCGCCGGGGCCGGTCTCGTCGCCCGAGTACGTCGGGGTGAAGCTGGTCACGGTCGCGTTGTGGATGGTCGCGCCGTTCTTGTACTGAATCTGCAGGGGGTTGTTGCTCGACACGGCCGCGAACTGCACGGGCTCGCCGGTCGACAGATCGGGCCGGCGCGCCCTCGTGAAGCCGTTGAGCCGCTGCACGTGGATGGTGTTGCCGCTGCTCGTGAGAGCGCTCGCGACGGTCCAGCCCGACATGCCGGCGTTGTACAGGTTGTCGCGGACCTTGCGGTTCAGCGACATGGCGGCGTTGAGCCCCAGCTTGTGGACGTTCTCGGTCAGCAGGTTGACGATCGCGACGATCGAAGTCGGCATGTGGGTGTCGGGGCAGCGGTCGGCGTACTGATGCAACTGCATGTCCCATTGTTCCTTGCCGTAGTCGGTCGGCTCGGGCTCGTCGCCCGGGGCCAGCGGCTGCGTCTTGGGCTCCATGAGGCCGGTGCCCGTGAAGACGAAGCGGTCGCCAGCCTGACCGGGCTGGTGAATCGGCGCCGCCTCACCGCGGAAAAGATTCCGCGGGTAAAGCGCGTCGAAGAACTTTCGGATGAGCGAGTTGTCCTGCACGATGGCGCGGATCGCTGGATCTTGCTGAATGACTGAAAAGTCCATGGGTTCCCTTTCTTCTTTCTTGCTGTTCGATCTGTTGGTCCGTGCCGGTCTGTGCCTACTTCGTCAGCCCTAGAGCCCCGTCGCCACCCGACGAATCCCGCGAGTCTGCTCGTGACGAGAAAACTCTTGGGGGGTCATCTTCATGGCGTCCACGGTTCCCGGGATCGCTCCTGCTTGGCTGGCCGGGCTCGGCACGTGTGAGCCTGGCACCACGCCGGATGTGCCGGTCGTGGCCGGAACCACAACCTCACCCCAGAGATACGGGTGAGCCGGCCGCAATCCATCGAAGAATGCTTTCTCGTTGAACTCCCCCAGCTCTTCCAAGGTCTTCCCCTGGCAGTGCTGGGTCAGCAGATGGATCGCGTAACTGGTGTCCTTGATGCCGCACCCACTGGCGATGCGCTCAAGCTTCGCGTTCGCCTCGATGGCGTCGCGCTCTCGCTCGGCCCGTCGGCGTTTCTTTTGCTCTTCTGCCAGACGACGGTCGTTCTGTTCATTCTCTCGTTGCCACCTGGCCCGGTCCCGATCGTACTGCTGCATGGCCTGGTGATCGTTCCGATTCTTCGGTGGGGCCGGCGGTGTTTCGCTCGCTTGCGGCGTTGCCTGCGCTCCGTTGTTGCCCTTTGGCTTCGGTGCCTGTGCCGATGCCCGCTGTGCCCGCAGATGCTCCATCATGGCCGCGTGGTTGGCGTAGCCGAGATTCTGAGCTTCCTTGTCGAGCGTGGCGGTAACGGACGCTGCACCCTTCTTGCGCTCCTCTTCCTTGATGGCCTTCATGGCTCTGGTCGGAACCATGATGACCTTCCCGTCGGAAGACGCAGAAGACTGGTTGCCAGCCGGCGCGGGAGATTCCCCAACCGGCGGCGGTGGTAGCGAAGGCGGTGCTCCTGGCTGATTGACTGGTACTGGTGTCTCTGGCATGACTCGCTCCTTGTGGGGCTACTCGTTTCGTCGCGGTCTACCGGCTGTTTCGTCGCCGTCGTCACGAGTTGACGACTTCAACGGGCTGGCACTCGCAAGTCTTCGAGTCACGTTGCGCCCGACGGAGACACCCCCGGTAGATCCGGGGTTGGTGCGTGTCGGGCAAGTGAAGATCATTTCGACTATGGCCTCTTACGGAATGACTACGGGGAGACGGTCGGCAGGAGGCACGAAACCTTCTGCGAGCCGTCGTACTTCGAGTAGATGACGTCCACGGTTGTGATGGTGTCGGCCGCGCAGAACTTGAGTCCCGTCGTGCCGTCCCAGAACACTTCGCCGGTCACGAGCGTGTGGTTGGAATCACGGACGAGCTTGAGCACGCCCGTGGTGCCGCCCGCCGAAGAGCGCACGCTGATGACCGAAGACGCGCGAGCCGTGAGGGTCGCGGTCGTGTAGGTGCCGACGAGCAAGCCGGGGTCAGTCGCGCCGCCATGAATGCTCGCGAACGCCGCAGCGGCGTTGGCCCGCAACGCCTTGATGTCCACGATGGCGGCGTTCACCTGGGTCGCCAGTGTCCCGATGTCGACCGTCGCCTGGTTGAGCTTGGTGGTCAGCGCGCCAATGTCGACCACGCACTGATTGACCGTGGCCTTGGTGGCGTTCGCCAGTGCGGCCAGCGTCGACTGGTCGGGCGATGCGTAGGCGGCAGAAGCCGGCGACACAGCGGACGCCGCCGACACGGACGTCGCCGTGGTCGGAACCGCGGCAGCCGATGCGGTCGGCGTGATGGCCGTGCCCACGGTCGTGGCAGCCACCGTGGTGGCGCTGTTGGCTGAATCGAGTAGCACCGACAGGATATCGCCCAACGGCACCCTGTCGGCAACGTCGGCGGCCTTGCCGAGCGTCGGGCTGTTGAGCTTGTCGCGAACCGTGGTGACTTTCGTTGTCGTAGAGCTGGACATTGGCGGAATCTCCTTTGGGGTTCAGGTGCCCGGCCGGCAGCTACTAGACAGCGCCGCCAGACTTCGGGGTGAAGGGCATCGGGCGGCTGTGGTCAACCATCGCCGTCGAGGTCGTATCGACTTCGGCCGGCTCTGCGCCCCGCGGGGTGCCGTGTTGCTGGTCGTACTCTTTGCTGGTGTCTTTCTCAGTCTCGGACATGGTGATCTCCTCGGTGGCGCCGCTCTACTTCCGCGCGAACGGCATAGGGCGCGTCGGCGCGGGCTTCACGTCCGCGTCTGCTTGGGTGAACTGCTCGGCCTTGGCCGCGGCTTGTTCAGACGCGTCCGGCCCAATCGGCTGACCATCAGGCGCCGTGTGCTGCACGTCCGGGCGAATGTTCCCGCCCGAAAGCTCCAGCGCCCGCCGGCGGCCCGGTGACATGACGTCGCTCATGTGCGGCCTCCCTTCCACGTGAACACGGGCGGCCTCTGCGGACAGGGCGGCAACGTCCGTGACAAATCCTGTGGCTGAACTGAAATCTTTGCGCCGGCTCCCTTGCCCGTGACCGTCAGGCCGCTGGGCGGGCTCGGCTCCATCGGGCCGTCATCCTTCTCAAAGCGCGGATCCACCTCCGGCATCGTGCGGGTCAAGTCGGTGTTGACGACCCCGATGACCGACTCTGCCCGCGCGGCGTTCTTGAGGTTGCCTGGCATCACGCGCCCTCTTGATCGCCTTGCTGCCCGCTGCCGTCTTCGCCGCCGCCACCGGCCGCGTTCTCCTCGCCGCCCTGGTCACCACCCTCTTCGCCGCCGCCTTCCTCCCCGCCCTCTTCCTCCTGCTGCTTGCGAACGGCACGCATCCAGCCGACGAACCCGTCGACGTCTTCAACGTCCAGGGCCTCGCCGAGCTTGCGGAAATCCTTCTTGCCCGCCTCTTCGGTCCACCGGCACATGCCGTGAACCGTGTCGGCATCCAACTCTGTTTCGAGCTGCTCGACGCCCGCCTTGGGCTGGGCGCCACTGCCGGTGCGGAATTCGTCGATGATCTCGTTGATCGTCGGGACGGCGCTCTTGAGCGCCTCGGTCAGCGATTCAACCGTGACCTCTTCCTCGTCGCCCTCTTCATCGTCGGTGTCGTCGTCCTCGCCAGCGTCCGCTGAACTGGTTTCGCTGGCCGCAGAGTCCGCCCCGTCGTCATCGTCGTCAGACTGTGACGCCGCCTGGGAACCCTTCAGCAATGACTGCAGCTTCTTCGGATCTACTTGGCTGGTCATGGTCGTGTAGCTTCAAAAAGCCACACCCAAAATGCACAGTCAAAGAAGCCGAAGGCGGTTTTCTCGTCGGTGGTTTACATTGCCCCGGTGTTACGCGCGGGATTGACAGGGGGCCGGGCGCGCGGCGGTTACGAAATGACTCTTATAGGGCCTGCCTTTTTTTCTGCCGTGCCCACCTGACCATGGCCGCTTTCCGTGCGCGCTCCGACCGCTGCCGCTTGGTCAGCTTGGCCGCCGCGGCCTTGCCTCCCTTGGAGGCGCCCAACTTGGAAAGCGTGCGGCCGGCCTTGGTCGATGCGGCGGTCACAGAGGGGCCTTCCCGCCGCCGGTCCAGCCTGGTGGGCACCCATTCCAAGCGGGCGGTTCGCGAG